TGGATGCCGTAAGGGTCCACACAACACAAACTCGCTTTTAAAGGAGCTACAATAATGACTAACCTCATGCGTTATACCGCAGCGGATCTTCCTGCCCTGTTAGATCGTATAAATAGAAACAGTATTGGTCTCGACGAATACTTCGATCGTGTGTTTAAACTCCACGAAACCACATCGAATTATCCGCCATATAATCTGGTTCAAGTCAGTAACGTAGCGTCAAGACTTGAAATCGCACTAGCAGGATTTAAGAAGGCAGAAGTCAATGTCTACACTCAAGACGGAAAACTTTTTGTCGAAGGACAAAAAGAAGATAAAGAATCTGGAACAGAATACCTCCATAGAGGAATGGCTCAGAGATCTTTCACCAGAGCTTGGACCCTCTCAGATGAAACGGAAGTTAGATCAGTTGTATTTGAGGATGGGCTTCTAGTTATTGAACTGGGTAAGATTGTTCCAGAGCATCATCAACGCAAAGATTGGTTCTAAATAGAACTGAATATCGTCGTCGCTATGCCACGAGGGGCAACTGGCAAAATCCAGTTGACGCCCCTCTTTTTTATTGCTATAATGTGTTGAGAGGAAACCTTGAAATGTCTGTAAAATTATTTTTGTTGAAATCTGGCGAAAGTATTATTTCTGATGGTAAAGAAATTTTATCTGGAGATTCTGCATGTGGATATTTGTTTGAAAATCCTTTCAAGGTAACAATTAATAGTTCTGTGTTTGTGTCTGAAGGTGAAGATGCCGAAGTGAGTGTTTCACTTTCTCCTTGGATTATTCTTTCTGCAGATGAAACTATTCCTATTCCACATGACTGGGTAGTAACTATGGTAGAACCGATTGATTCAATTAAAAAAATGTATGAGGACCAGGTAAATGGAAAGAACAGTCAAAATTCTAGCACTAACGAACAATCTGATTTTAATTAGTGAGATTGTAGAGGTTGGATCTGAAATTGGTGAACCAGATTGCAAACTCACAAGTCCCTTTGTGGTCAAAAGTGACCAGACAATGGAACCATTTCTCTGTGGATATACTTCAGAAAATGTTTTTATGATTAGTTCTGATAAGATCTTAACACTTACAGATCCTAATCAAACACTTCGTGAAAAATATTTTGAATTGACTAAGTAATGCGCTTTTACACAAATGTTCAAATGGTCGGGGATCACTTCTTGGTCCGTGGTTACGAAAATGGTCGTCATTTCGCAACCCGTGAGAAGTTTAACCCGACTCTTTTTGTCCCTGCTAATAAAAAAACAAAATATCAAACTCTCAATGGTGAGTATGTTGAAGAAGTTCAACCAGGGTCAGTTCGTGATTGTAGAGAATTTATCAAGAAGTATGATGGCGTAGAAAACTTTAAAATCTATGGAAACACTGGATACATCTATCAGTATATTTCTGAGAAGTATCCAGAAGAAGAAATTAAGTTTGATACAAATAAGATCAAACTTACTACTCTTGATATTGAGGTGAAGTCTGAAAACGGATTCCCTGATGTAGAATCTGCTGCAGAAGAAGTTCTTCTGATTACTATTCAAGATTATTCAACCAAGGAGATTATTACTTGGGGGCAAGGACCATTCAATCTCAAACAAGGAAACCATTATTACAAACAGTTTAATAATGAATATGATCTCTTGAATGATTTCATCAACTGGTGGATGATTGAAGAGAATACTCCTGAAGTTGTGACTGGATGGAATATTGAGTTGTACGATATTCCGTATCTTGTTCGTCGTTTGGATAGAGTTCTTGGTGAAAAATTGATGAAGCGTATGTCTCCTTGGGGACTTGTGACTGAATCTGAGATTTACATTGCTGGTCGTAAGAACATTGCCTATGATGTTGGTGGTATTACTCAACTTGATTATCTTAATCTTTATAAGAAATTCACTTATAAAGCACAAGAATCTTATCGCCTAGATCATATTGCTAATGTTGAGTTGGGTCAGAAGAAACTTGATCACAGTGAGTTTGATACGTTCAAAGACTTTTATACTAAAGGATGGCAGAAGTTTGTAGAGTATAACGTGATTGACGTGGAACTTGTTGACCGTATGGAAGACAAGATGAAACTCATTGAACTTGCTATTACGATGGCGTATGACGCAAAGGCAAACTATGGTGATGTGTTTTCACAGGTTCGTATGTGGGATACGATCATTTATAACTATCTAAAGAAGAGGAACATTGTTATTCCTCCAAAGGAACGTTCGGATAAGGATTCAAAATATGCGGGAGCATACGTCAAGGAACCGATTCCTGGAAAGTATGATTGGGTTGTATCTTTTGACCTTAATAGTCTGTACCCTCACCTTATTATGCAGTACAACATCTCACCAGAAACGCTCCTGGATGAGAGACACCCATCGGCTACAGTTGATCGAATACTTAATGAGGAAATAAACTTCGAACTGTATAAAGATAATGCGGTATGTGCTAATGGTGCAATGTATCGCAAGGATGTTCGTGGGTTCCTACCAGAATTGATGGAGAAGATCTATAAGGATCGAACCATCTATAAAAAGAAGATGCTCGCTGCTAAACAAGAATATGAAAAGACACCTACAAAAGATCTTGAGAAGGAAATCGCACGTTGCAACAACATCCAAATGGCGCGTAAGATCCAACTTAATTCTGCTTATGGTGCTATCGGCAATCAGTATTTCCGCTATTATAAACTTGCCAATGCAGAAGCCATCACACTATCTGGACAAGTCTCAATCCGCTGGATTGAGAACAAGATGAATTCTTACTTGAATAAAGTTCTCAAAACTACTGATGTTGATTATGTTATTGCTTCTGATACTGATTCCATTTATCTCAATATGGGTCCTTTGGTCGAAACTGTATACAAAGGAAGAGAAAAAACTACTCAAGGCGTTGTTTCGTTCCTTGATAAGGTCTGTAAACTGGAACTTGAAAAGTATATTGAAAGTTGCTACGAAAAACTGGCGAACTACGTAAACGCTTATGATCAGAAGATGCAAATGAAGCGTGAGAATATTGCTGAACGTGGTATCTGGACTGCGAAGAAGCGATACATTCTCAACGTATGGAACAGTGAAGGAGTTCAATATAACGAACCCAAACTCAAGATGATGGGAATCGAAGCAGTCAAATCTTCTACACCTGCTCCTTGCCGTCAGATGATTAAGGACGGTCTCAAACTAATGATGAGTGGAACTGAGGATGATGTGATTGACTTTATCGAAAAATGTCGTCGTGAATTCAAATCACTTCCACCAGAAGCAATCGCTTTCCCAAGGACAGCATCTGATGTCCGTAAATATAGATCTTCATCGGACATCTATATTAAAGGAACTCCGATTCATATTCGTGGAGCACTTTTGTTTAATCACTACATCAAAGAAAACAAATTGACCAATAAATATTCACTCATTAGTAATGGGGAAAAAGTCAAATTCCTCTATTTGAAAAAACCAAATATCATCCAAGAAAATATCATCTCATTCATTCAAGATTTTCCTAAGGAACTTGGTCTTGACAAATACATCGATTATGACCTACAATTTGAAAAGAGTTTTGTCGAACCACTCAAAGCAATCTTAGATGCAGTTGGATGGAATGTTGAAAAAACTGTAAACTTAGAACTATTTTTTGCATAATGGATCTGCCTATTAATGATAAAGAACTCGCTACTATTGTGAGTGCTCTTCGCCTTGGTGGGGATACTTCTCTCTACCAAAAACTAAAAATTGTGAAAGAAATCCGCGAGGAAAATCCTGGTGGACCTTATAAAAAAATTCTTCGTGAACAATACGGGATGGTTGCTTGATGGACTTTTTAAAAGATATTGTAAAAGAAATTGGTGATGACTATACCAAACTTGCAGCAGACATAGACGAGACCGAAACTTATGTGGACACAGGTTCGTACATTTTTAACGCACTGGTTTCAGGTAGTATATTTGGTGGTGTATCTGGGAATAAGATTACTGCTATTGCTGGAGAGTCTTCTACTGGAAAGACTTTCTTCTCTCTCGCTGTGGTTAAGAATTTTCTTGAT